AGCAGAAGCTGAAAAATCTATCAGAGAAAACGAGCAAGACTGGAAGATTTATTTTGGAATTGACCCGTCAGATACAGATAAAAGCTAAATGTACCCTACGGGGCTAAGGAGGAAATTAAAAAATGGCAGGAAATCGAGAGGGTGGCTTGAAAGCTGCTCAGAAAAACTTAGCAAGCAATCCTAACTTTTACGCTGAAATCGGACGAAAGGGTGGCTCTGCTACATTCGCAAGTCACGGAAGTTGTAAAGGATTTGCACAAGATATTGAATGCGATTGCGACTTAATCGACGGTCCTCACTTCGTAAAGAAGTGTGCAGGCATTAAAGGCGGACGAATAAGTAAAAGAGGAAAGACTAATGGGTGAATTAAGAGCAGTATTTGACGCTATGAAGAAAGAGCGTGAAGAACGTCGAGAAGCACTTGAACCAGACCGTATGCGATACGCATTGGCGTTATGTCTAGAGGCTGGGTACGTTGCAGATTGGAATGATAACGAGAGAGCAATGTATATCTATAACAAAGATGACAGGGAAAATCACATTGTAAAACTCTATCCATACACAGGCTGGTGGTCAGGTAAGGGTATCGGCTCAGGACGTGGTGTTCATAAACTGATAGAAAAATTAGAAAAGTAGTAAATACTATTGACCTACCATATGTCAATAAACTGGGCAATCGGGTACAAATCGTACCCAGTTGAAACCATTTTGAGGAAGTCCTCAAAATGAGATAGAACATTAACATCAACCGTAGAACTGGACAGATGACTATTTTGCCCACCCGAGTCATCTGTTCAACTGGCAACATCAGTGTCTAGGCTTTTCATTTGTCTATAGAATTGAGTGCAGGTGGAAATCGGCTCAATCTGGTGTTGTCAACTGGCAACATCAAACCTTAAAGTAATTAACTCACTTAATGATATACAAATTGGTGTTGTCAACTGGCTATATAAGTGGCGGAATAGGTAAAGATTAACTGACAGCTTAGACTAAGCCTCGTATGAAAATACGACCCCTGGGATGAAAGCAAAAAGCCGCATAATGTAAAATAGGGAAAAGTCAGTTGCGTAACTGTGATGTGACTTTACGAAACCTAATTCCCTCGAATGTGAGGAAATTAAAACTCGGCAAATCATCACCTTATATAGCCAACACTGGTAACGTGTTCGGGGTGTGAGGATAGTGTGAGCAATTAACTATCTAGCGTACCACGCTGTCGACCTTACAGGTTGCCAGCACCAGTTCTGCGGTTGAGGAGATTAAATATGAAAAGTTACGACAATGGAATGTAAGAGTGAGAATAGTGAAGCATAAGATTAAAGGACGTAATTACAAAATGCCAACACCTAGAGTTTACAGCATGAAAGAAACTCGTACTACGCAATTCATACGAAGACAACTGATAAACAAGAACGGAGCGACCTGTGCGCTTTGTGGTGAACCAATCGAAACAATGAAAGATTGCACGATTGACCATATCATACCAGTCAGCAAGGGTGGCTTGACAACAATTGAGAACTGCCAATTAGCACATAGAAATTGTAATTTGCGTAAAGGTAATAAGGAGGAGGTAGACAATGAAATACTATAAACTACTTAAAGATTTACCAACGTTTGAGGCTGGAGATTTATTCTACATATCTGAATATGGTGCTTTGGTCTATGATGATGGCGGTTATGGTGTTATGGCTTACTCTCAATCGGAGCTTGAGAGATTTCCAAATATTCTCACAGAGTGGTTCGAGGAAATCCAGGAACCGACAAACAGTAGTAACTGGAAGCCAAAAAAAGGCGACCAAGTTTTCCTTCTTGGTGGTAATGGACAAATATTTTCATCTTCTTGGGTAGGCGCAAATTCGGATAATAAGTGGTTAGAGTTTGGCAATACCTATCGCACTGAAGAAGAAGCTGAAAAAGCACGCGACCGAAGACTAGCAGAAGTCAGACTACGCCGAACCTCAGACTTTAAGCCAGACTGGAAGAATGAAAAATACGGGTACAGCATATTTTATGGTCCTCGCTCTAAAAAATTGTTTGTAACAATACGCACTATCGACGGTGGAGAGATAGTGAGATATGCAACTCAAGAAGAAGCTGAAAAGTCAATTAAAGAACACGAAGCCGACTGGAAAAAATATTTTGGGATTAAGGAGGAGAAATAATGACAGACAAAGATTTAATGGCTCTTATCAAGCATATTGTAGACAATCTATCTTTTAAGATTGGTGATTTAACCCTGATGTACGAGCATAAACAAGTTGACCCAGACGACTTTTACAAAGAAGCTAGTTGTATAAAGAGCGATTCTGTCGAAAGTATTATGGACTTGATTAGAGAGTATAAGGAGGAAATTAAATGAAAGGTCTAATAAATCGGATAACTAAATGGTTGAATGATGTAGATGAAGCAGATGTTTTTTCGTACTTCGTAACGTTGTTGCTTATAGTGGTCATTATACTTTTCATCTTCAATATGATAAACGCTGAAAAGCTACCGTCTAAGGATGAGATTTGTCAAAAGCATTTTGGTAAAGATTATGTCTGGCATAACGGATATAGAAGTCCAGACTTTTGCGTTGGCGATTCAGGAATACCAAAATACCCTAAATCGTGGCGATAGAGAAGGGTAGTCAAAATGAAGGAAAACACTGAAAGAGTAATAGACAATCTTCTTGACGATTATCTGGAGGAGTTCAGGGCAGAGCATCCAATCGACAATTCATTTCTAACGATTTATAAAGACTATAAGGCTGTTTTTGTAAAAGAGGCTGCCGAGTCCGCCGATGAGAATATAAAGGATTTTCTGCAGTATATATACAAGAACCAGAACGGCATATTAGAATACAGAGAGCATATGAAGAAAATCTCTAAAAAAGTAAGAATTAAATAAGAAAGAGTAAAGAATAATGGACAAACACGAGAGACAACTATATCGTATAATAAAAGAAGTTATACAAGATTCTAAACACAAAAGTCCGTTACAGATAGATGGACAGATATTATTAATTTTAGATATGGTTGAAGAACTAATTTTATTGAGGAAAAACGATGCGCTATTAGAGGCGGCAGAAATTGTTAAATCAGAGTATGAAAACCCAAGCGAGTTTCCATACACTCATATAGTTAAGCAGATAAGGGACAAAATGATGGACAACCAGGCTAAGACTCTTGAGCTTATTAAAAGACAATATAATGGTCTTTTCAAAGATGTAGAGGAGTTTGAAGATGAAGATTGACATTAGATTACCGTTCATCACTATAGTCAAGACGGACCATCTAGCAGATATGAGGAGAGATATCGATAAAGCTAAGAGAGAAATCGAAAAAAGACATGACGAGATTAAAAGGGATATACAATTTTGGAGTGGTGTTTTTGGGCGATTCTCTAAACAGGAATGTTTACATTGCGGAAAAGAGCTGGTGATATCGCCAATTGGAAGCGGTTATTATATAGAAAAAGACGGTGTTGTGCATATACATTGTATGAACGAATACCTTGAACGCCGCAAAAAACAGTAAGGGAGATAAGCGTGGACGAGCTACAGGATTTATTGTCATTTGCTTGGCAAGGGACAAAGAAGAACCGATACACACTAGACAAATGGTCAGATGACAAGAATTGTCGTCCATTAAAGTCTAGTAGTGCTACGGCGAATGCTCTGCTTACTGGTTCTCGACAGCTCGATAAGACAGGTCGCTGGAAGCTCATAGCAGTTGACCTAGACCACAAAGACAATTGGGACGAGGTTATAGCTACCTTCAAGGCTTTGGAGCTACCACAAACTCTTACAGTGGCAACTCCGAGTGGTGGCTATCACCTTTTCTACTGGGTGTTGAAGGATATCCCTGTTCAAAACATCAATGACGACAGACACTGCAAGAACTTTGAATTGAAAGGCGACAACAGCAATATAACAGCTCCAGGAAGCGTCTTTAAGTGCGGTGCTAGCTATAAAATAGTAAGAGATGTACCTATAGCCAGATTGCTTTCTGGAGAAGCTTACAGGCTCTGTAAATACAAAAAGGAGTGGCGCCCTCCTGTATATACAGACAAGACTATAGATAGCAACGACGTAGAAGCGGTCGCTAGGTCTTACGACCCACGAGCAAGACATAATCCGCGTGGCTGGAGTATTCGATGTCCGTTTCACGAAGACAACCGAGCAAGTGCTATAATATTCAATAGCGGTTGGCTATATTGTAGCGGCTGTGGGAAAAATGAAAAAGTAGTGAAGTAGCGTGCTTGCACTGTATATACGCAGATAAGACAGGACAAATTGAGGGGGAACAAATATGACGCGAACCCCTGCTATATGGAAATTAGTCTATAAAGGAGGGTATATATGCGAATACAGATAGACTTAATACCGACATATAAGAAACAAGTTCCAGTGGAAGTTATCCCGCCAGAGTGGAAACAGTTTATCGACTATGACAACCGATGAGATTGACCAAATAACTCCAGAAGAAAGAGCGTCTTTAATTGGTTTTTGTCGTGAATGCGGCGAGTGGGTAAAGTTCAATGCTAAGACAGAACGTGCCGAGTGTCGCAACTGCAGAAAATCATTAGATGCCAGGACAATTCAAACACAGCGGACATTCAATCCAGCAAGAAAAGTCCCTAAGAATGCAAGAAAATAGTGTATAATAATATTGTGTGAGGTTGAGTTCGATGACGAGGTGTCAGAAAACTCAAAAAAAAGAGGCAAGATATATCGTCTTTGCCTCTTTTTTCTTATGTCGTACAATGTTATTCTCAGTTGTTCGGGATTTCCGAATTACTCAACAGCTTCTTTCATCTGACGTACTAAGTCTAGAATAATAGTCTTAGCCGCAGACAATCCAGCCGCGATTGCAGATAATGCAGTAGCCATTATTAAAGCGTACAATTCGTGCCAACTCGCCGCGAATAGCAAGTTCACTAAGTTTACGCCAGCTAGTAAAAATGTCGCGATAAACGTCTGTAGAAACGTCCATCCAGCACGAATAGCTACGTCTTTATAGTTGATATTCTTTAATGCTTCTAGTGATTTCATATTTCCTCCTTACTTATTAAACTTAAAAATACTCATTAGAAAATCGATAATCTTTTCTAACAGACTTTTATTCTTAGCGATATCTTGGCTTAATTTAGCGATAGACCTCATAACATCTTCGTTGGTGGGTTGTGGTGCTATAATCTCTGGCTTTCCCTCTACTTCATATTTCGTGGCAGGTGTAACTACTGCAGGGCGTTTTTCTGGTCGTGGCGTGCCTGCATCTCCGTTCGCTAGTCCGCGTACTCGTTCTGCTAATACCCAGATTCCGTCATTAGCCATTTTCAGTTGTAGATAGCGTTTGTTATTCTCGGTAGTTTCGTCTAGCACCTCTGTGCTGCCAACGATTCGGAAGTAATCTCCTGTATTTATCTCGCCGTCAAGTAAGTAGCCGTCTTTATCTGTCTTTACAGCTACAGAAACAGGTACGCCATTGTCTCCCCAATCGAACTCATCAATCAATCGGTTACATCTAATTTGTCGTAAGTCGAATACAGTTGCTACTTCATCTGCATAGTAGACTTCAGGAAGTGCTACACGCTTTGCTTCTTGAGGTTTACCTACGTACCTGTAAAATGCATATGGTGGGCAATCTGAGGCACTCCAGAGCCAGTCGTGATTATCTATCACAATACCTGCCTGATAGCGACAGTTAATTACGTTATCTGCGTCGACAAACATTCCTGTATGACCCAACGCGCCACCTGAATTGCCACGAATACCCCAGATGAAAATATCTCCGCGTTGTGTGTCCGCTTCGCCGTTAGCGTCCTCAGGCAATCGCACCCAACCGTTCTTTTCTAGAGCGTCAAATAGAGTGTCAGTGTTACCAATCCAGTAACTAGACGGTAAAAGTCCTGCTTCTTTTAATGCGTGATATACAGAACTTGAGCAGTCATACGAATTTGGACCATTTCGACTTTCCATTGAGTAAAAAACTCGACCTTTACGTGCGTAAAACCAAGCTAGGGCTTTTTCTATCATATTATTTCCTCCTTACTGTTTGTTGAACCTCTTCTTGTAATTCTGTAACGGCTTTATTTTGCTGAATTAAGTTATTTGTTGCGTAAATAGCCAATCCTACAAGTGCGATTGCGAATAATTTCGCTAAATTGCTTGTTACAAGGCTCCAAAAGTTCATCACGCCTTCGATTTCGGTTCGCTTTACGTATTTTTCTTCTGATTCTTTTTCGTGTTCAGCTATATATGCTTTGAGCTGAGCTTGAGTAACATTAGCACGAGCGATATTTTCAATTCGCTCTAGCGTAACAGTGTGCCTGTCGACACTCTCTTTAATATGTATAACGTCTGCCCCCAACGCTCCAAACTCTTTTGCTGATACTTCTTTGTCTGTGTTGTCCATACACCCTCTTTTTTATTTTATATCTCTTTTTCTTATTCTAACATAATACAGTATATATGGTCTACTGGTTCGCACAAGATAAAAGCTTGGCTAAATGGTGCTTACTACTTTAATTGGATAGCAATTGGACAATAGACTAGATTATCCCTACTAGTCGCATACTAAATTCGCTGATAGTACTATCGCCGCCGTAATTACGCTGGTCGCTACAGAATGCTCGTATATTGATTTCATCATTCTTTTTTAAGAGTAAATCTACAGATAAACTTGGTCGTGGCAAATGTCGGTCGTTATCAGTACCTCGGGTGCGATTAGATTCTTTAATCATTGTGCCGTTCTTAAATATGGTTATATATTCGGTATATCCAGAGAAAAAGCCAGTTTGTGCTATACCTGTTCTTGCGTCGATATGGTAAACACCGTCTTTAGGAACTTTAGCCGTGAATGTCTTAGTGTCGTACATTTTTGCGGTGTCATAGGCGACATTATCGTATTTTACGATAGCGTACTGATTTTGTGGTAGAACTTCCCATTTAGATGTAGTAGCGGAAAACATTGGTATTGTCGTAAAGTCTATCTTGTCGGCTGTAATAGACTTCTCTTTGATTGCTGCCGTAACGTTTGGCATAGCGTCTGGCTTTATTTTGCCGTTGTTATCTAGGGTTTGGTTCAACCCGTCAATAAGACTATTTGCCCAAAATGCAGTTGGAATACACTCAACGCAATCGCCAACTTCATTCCCAATATCTGTATATCCTGGTGCCAAAGTCAGGTTCGTCAAGGTGTTGTTGTCTGGATTGACCTTGGCTTGCCAGCTTGTTTCATTGATGATTTTTACTTCTTTTGCATTGTCAGGGTCTGGTATTTTTTTGTAGGTTACAAAGAATACTGGGTGGGTCGTTGAAAAGCTACTCAAGTCAAAACAGGAGAGGACTGACTCGCCAGGTTGGCGAGCAGTCTTCACTGTAGTTGCTTCAGACTTTTTGTTATCAGCACTAGCTTTTCCGAACTTTTCTAACGTTTCTGACATATTAAACTCCGTAAACAGGGTCTTCGCCTTCAATTCGCTTCTTGACACCTAAGTCTTTATCACTCATCGCAACGGCTTTGATAGCTAGGTTTCCTGGGGTTGTCGTTCCGTCTGGGTTAATCAACTCAGTACCGTCGTTGCCGATAGCTGACGTATCGTATTTAGCGATGTCTTGTGAGTAGCTCGACAATTCTGGAGCCGCCATAACGTTCAATTTACCTGTGTATTGTGGATTGACGAAGCGAGCGTTTGAGATGTAGCCGTTTAAGCCGTTACCCTCATTCATCAAGCGGGTTCGTTCGCCGTGGTTGTCTGCGGCATTGTAAACGTCTGCCATCTTGTACAGAGTATTCTGGCGGTTCTGTCCCCACTCTTTGTCTGCTTCTGCAAGGTCATACTTGTATTGGTCTTCAATCTTCGCTAAGTCGTTCCTGTTTGCGGCGTCGAACTCGTTCCAAGCTGTGTCTAGAGCTTGTGAGTTCTTAGCGTATGTTGCGTTCGCCTGTCGGTTCGAGCGGTTAGCAGAGCTTAGAATACGACGAGCCAATGCACGTGAGCCGCCAACACCCATTGTTGAGAGAGAGCTGATAAGACCCTCTAGCGTGTTTCGGGTGTTGATATCGGTGTCATTCTTTGCCATACCGAAGTCTTGCATTGTCGACAGTTTCTTGCCGTCATACTTTTTCTTCTCTTTGGTACGCTCTTCTTGCTTTTCATTGACGTGTGCGTCGTGTGTCAATCGAGCTTTTTCTCGCTGAGTGTTTCGTTTCGCGTCGTATACGCCGAGTAAGCCGTTCAAGCTGTTTATCTGGTCTTGGTCAAGTTTCTTCGCAGGTGCTGAATAACCACCGCCGCCACCAAAACCGCCTCTGAAGCCACCGCCACCACTGACGTAACCACCGCCACCTCGTCGGCTAGGGTTTGGATTTGGGATAAATGAAAAGCCTCGTGATTGCCAATAGTTAGTTGTATTTCCGTCCCAACGACCCGCTGAGTGTGTGCCGCCTGCACCTTTCACCCAAACATTTCCGTCTTCGCCGAGCCAGAACACACCGCCGCTGGATTGAGGTGCGTCATCTCCCCAGCCGCCGCCTCCGCCGCCTCCGCCGCCGCCTCCAGCGTGCTTATCTTGTCTCCATCCCATAATAGGTATCATTTTCTTCTCCTTTATTTGTTTTTTATCGTTTTACACACTAATTTTATCATATTGTTAGATTTTTATCACCCCCTTCTGACTTAAGAACTCAATTCCCGTACCGATGTATGTGAACAGCAAACTGAGGTGCGATAATTCATAATATGTATTAGCAGAGTTCGACCTTACAGAAAAGCTTATATAAGCCGCATTCTTCCGTATCTTTTGGTCTATCTTCTTGTCCTTTGGCGAGAATATATCTGACGAATTGACAATAGGCTCGTCCCATCTTCGTCCGCCCCACTCTTTAAGACAATTTGTCCCGCAAGTGCGAATTGCGTCCCAGCCACTACTACTACTACTACTACTACTACTACGGTCGAAGGTTATCTTATTGGTCTTCAATATATCACCATTTTTTGAATGGATATTGATAGTCAGGTCTATAAGCCCTATTGCTGAGTCAAACTGCCAGATAGCCTTAAGTAGGTGTACCCACTCCAAATTGCTTTGGTGGAATGGTATAAGACCGCTTTCTATATAACAATCAAATACGCCACTTTCATCATAATGCTTGCGAGAGTTTTTGTAATATCGAAGCAACTTGTTCCCCTGCCTTAGATATAAGCTCGGGCTTTCTTTCTTTGTTGACGCCCAACGGAATATACAGTCTGACGGTATTCGCCAGATAGACCAGATACCACCGTGTAAGATGTCATATACCCATATCTCGTTGTTTTTTTCTTGACCATATGCCACTGTCCAATACAGGGCTTCGTCATAATACGCCGCGTAGCACCTAGACAAGTTAGAGTGCGACAAGTTAAGTACACGGTCGCGGATTGCGGAGCTGATAATATCCGTCGACTGAATACCAGAGATGTTCGGCTTCACACCTGTAGACTTGAACCCGTCCATTGACAGGTAGTACACGTTGTTATTCTCGTGAATAACAGAGAACGGAGCGTCTGTTCCGTCGTTACCCTCACGTTTCTTGAACTGGTATGTACCCTCGCTGAATGTCTGCCCGTTGACTGTCGTGGTATTGGTTGTGGCGTAAACGTCCCAGATACCGCCTTGTCCAGCCATAGTACGCGTCAACAAGTTAATACAGGTAGTACCAGAGTTATCTCGTCCTAATGCCACCGCCATAGGTGTTTCAGTACCGTTATCGCCAACCTGGTAGCTGTCTGAGCCGTTAGCAGAACCGAAGTACAATTCATTACCAACATCACCGCCCCAGTAGACGATACCCTTTTTGTCAATCGCCCATAACCTTCCTGCGATGTTAGTAACAAACCACGCCACAATACCTTCTGTCGTGTTTTCCACAGGGGCGGATTTAAGTAGTGTTGTGGAGCCTGTATCCTGATGTTGCTTCTGCGTTGTTGGCAGGTTTTCAGCAATCTTGAAGTACTCGTCGTCAGATGGAGCTCCTGTCCCTACTGAAACGACTGCTACATAAACATTCCAGCTAGTAGCATTGTCGTCTATAGTTATCCCGTCAATCTTGATAGTAGCCGACTTCTTACCGTCCCAAGTGTCGCGAAGAGTAGATGACGATATCTTAGCCGCTGGGGACATCTTCGTCGAACCACCAACGCCATTGAACGCTACTCGATAGTAGTAGTCAAACGCATTTGTACCACTGGCATTGTTTGCCGTTACCTCAGGAGCTTTTGTCGGGTCTGCGACCTTAGAGAACCGTTTCAGGGTATTGTCTTTGATGTTGTAGCAGGTGAACTTGTCCACACCGTTACCAATTATCACGTTCTCATTGCTCTGAGCGAATGACGCCACATCTGTTTTTGTGAACGCCATATCGAACTTCTGCCATTCTGAATTGTCAGGTTTTAGCACGTACAAGTTTGTGTTCGTGCCGTCAGTGAACAGATTTAGCAAGCCTTCTGTACCGTCGGCTCTCTTGAATGGGAAGTCACAACCGATTGGCGTAAGCCCCTCTGGCAGGTCTGGAACGCCAGAGTGCAAGAACCCTCCACGTGGACGGACAACGCCGTCATAGTCATAAAACGCGTTATAAGCGGTCTTCAGAGCGTCTTCTTGCAAACGGCTCTTAGAGAAGTAAGATATCTGCCCTCGCTTCCAGCTCCTGAGGTCTTTTATCTGAATTGCGTTAGAGTTTTTGTCAGCCATATCACATATCCTTGAATGCTATTCTTTTAGGTTCCCTCGGGATAGCACTTTTAATTATTAGTGTTTGTGTTCGTTTGTTACTTTTACGCATTTCTTTCATAAAGATATCTGCTTGCTTGTAATACCTATCTGCGTTACGGGCAATAAATGGCACTGGGCTTGCGTCGCACAAAGTAGCAGACATTGTTGCTACTAGCCACGGCACACTGTCGATATCTACCTCTTCAGAGCCTGAAGTGTAAACTTTTGGGTCGTGGTAAACAGGTAAAGATATCTCACAACCTACCAACTTCTCGGGAACATTCTTAAGCCGTATCTTATCGCCAGCCAATGTGCAAACGCCATTCCCCTCCGACGCATTGAACTTCGCATTGTCAATCAGCTTGTACTCTGCAGCCGTCTTGCCCTGGTCGTCGATGAACCTCACACAGTCATATGGAGTATCTGAAACAGTCAGTTTATTTATATCTGGTATGGTATACGCCAACTTATCCTGCTCTATCTTTTCTGGCAGTCTATAATCTATATCAAAGTACCTTTGCCACTTTATGTATGGCATATGAGCAAGTGCTTCCATAGATTGGTTTAGCACATTCAAGTAAGTGTTGAAGTCGTCGCTTCCCTCCACGACTTGCTCGTATTCACCATTGACTTTTGTGTATGCTTTTTCAATTATTTGTTTTACCGTTGCCATTTTTGTTTACCTCAATTTGTTTTTTACTTCTGTTAGGATTTCCACGATATCGGCACTCAGGTCTAGTTGGTAGTCATTAGTTCTTTTATTCTTCCTAGCCTCCTCCCTGATGCCTACTGTCGATGAATATTTTGATATGTATTTATCAAGCACCCTATTTATCTTGTCTACTTCAGTAATGTTCTTTGGTGCTTCTTTCTCTCGACCAGTCTTGAACGTATCTCTATACGCCCCCCTCTGTAAAACCTCGCTGGAGTTATACATACTCTACCTCCTCTGGCTGTGGATATGCTGGTTGTGGTGTTACGTCAGCCTCAGTCAACTGAATGCCATATTTCGCCGCCGCTTGTATCTTACCTGCTGGTGGCAAGTCCTTAAATGCTATAGAAACTGACGGGGCTTTTATCTCCGCCATCTGAGCAGACTGCTGTTGTGCTTGTTGTGCTTGTTGCTCGAGTTGTGCCTGTTCGGCTTCTTCTTGCTTGGCGGTTTCCAATCCCGCCTTGACTGCTTCAGCAATCTTAGAGCTACTCTCAAGGTTGGAACTCTTCGTTAATTCCTCAATCAAGTATGGCAACGCTTCTCGTACACCCTTAGCTACGCTTGGGTCTGCTTTAGCAACTTCAAAGAACCCTGTCATAAATGTGTTCAATCGTTTCAGGTCTTCTTCCTTAGCCATTTGACGAGTACTTTCGAAATCGACAGAGATATTTACCTGCTGGACTTTACTGGTGTCTATAATCACGCTGTCGCCGTTTATAATCTGAGAAGGGTCTTCCTGCTCTATGAGGTTTATGTATTCACTATCAAGTTTAATAACCAACTGAGATTGTTCGTTCGCCTCGGCTATCTTCCTTATCTCAGAGATGTATATGTTAATCTGAGCCTCAAGAACTGCCTCAAAGAACTGCTCGTAATTCTTTCGATAATAGTTGTTCTCAATGTCTGCCTTACGGTCTTGGCTATTCACCCCTGCTTGTGTCTTTGAATAAGTTGGGTCGCCGACCTCTGCGGAGATGGAACTGTCATTTGAGCTTGGCAATGACGATAGCAACACCGACTTCACCAGGCTAAACAAGCTTGGGAAGTTCTGAATAACCGTTGTGTCAATTGGCAATAGTTGCATTGAGCCGTCTTCGTCGTTGAGGAACATCGTGTTCCCCTTTTCAAGCTCGAAGTTGTCTTCGTCTAGCCCTATACCTTTCACAAACTTAGCAGGTTCCGTATTGTAATCCACTGTGTAAATGAAGTTGCGTAGTAGTGATGTCAAAGCTTGTTGTGCACCATAGCCCATTTCAACCAAAGAACGACCCATAATGTTTATGCCGTCAAAGTCTGAATACAATCCCAAAACACGCCTGTAACCGCTGGTGTTCTTGACTACGCGTAGAATAGTCGCCGATTGGTAGTGGTAAGTGATAATCCAATCGTCATCTACATAAACAAACAACTCATACAATCCTTCTGGAATGTTGAGTAAAGACGCATAAGTATTATTTGTTTCCTCGCGTCCCAAAGACGCACCCTTGCCATACTCAAGGACTTTCTTCAGCCCTTCTATATTCCATTTGCCGTCTTCAGCGTCGCCCTTGTCCGTGCCGTTAATCAGCTTCTCGATAGAAGTCTTAGTTTTCATTGTGCGGAATTGAATATAGTTAGCACTGTTAATGCTTGACGCGTAAGCTTCAGGGAACAAATCCCCCCAGAAGATAATCTCAAAACCAACAGTGAACTCGGTCTTATTCCTGGTGAATGGTAAATACACAGCACAAGCACCAAAAGCCATAGCGTTGCGTAATGCTATCCAGTGCTTTTGTAACAACGAATACCCCTCAGGAGTATTGTTCCTTAGGATAATCTTGTTCGCAATGTATTCATATTTCAAGTCTTCTACTTTACTTTGTGCGTGAGCGTCGACGGTGAATGTCGGTAGCCTTTGAATAACATTCTTCGGTGTTTTCTCTATGTAAGACGACAGGGTGTTATCGACTAACTCGGAATAGTCCATTTTACTATCGACTTCCCCTGCTGGGGGTTTACGATAAAAGATTTGCTCATTCCTCTCAGCAAACCCTTTCGTCGCCTTTTGCATAAAGTCGTAGCTCTGTTCTAGTTTCTCAATTAAATCTTCAATTTTTATGTTCATTTTTTGTTCCTCTTAATCTTTATTGTAACACAAGATTATATACTCCTGCCATCGTAATTCTGGGTTTTATTACGTTTAATTCTTCCGTTAACAGTGGTCTTGATTGATACTGGTGTATATTTGCCCATACCAACATTCTCCATCGAGCGACCCTTTACCGCACCCCATTGAAGACCTGCGTCGCCACGATTGCCAGTCTTGTCCGAAGCACCAAAACCACTTCCTCGTCTGCCACCACCAAATCCGAAGAACCCGCGTCGTCCGTATGGCATAAAGTACCCCTTGCCGTTGATACCATTCTCGTCCTTGTACTCAGCCGCTGGTGTGGTTCCTTTACTTCCCAGCATAGCGTTCAAGGCATTCCACAGGTATGTCTGACCAGATTTTGTAGAGCCAAGCCCGCCTTCATCGAAGAAACCGCTGTTATTCAAGGTGTGCATAAAGTTGTTCAACTTCTGGTAGCTAGGAGATTGCAATAATATGTTGTTCTCTTCTGTCGTCAAGTTAGTCTTAGCCGTGTTGTATTCCTCGTAGCTAATCTGCTTAGACTTGAGCATACCATACAGGTTGTTCTTCTGTGTAGAGATGTCATATAAAATCCCCCTCTGGTCAGCTGGTAAATCAGTCTGAGCAATAGCATTTCGGACTGACTGCATTGAGATAGGTAACTGTGTATTCTTACTTCCTGACTTATTCGGAATGGACGCGTCAGACCTTAATTCCTTACCATCTAGTTTCAGCAGTTCTGAGCCGCTATCACCGAAGAACCCGTCCTTAATTTGGCGAGATAAGTCAGCTAGCTTGCCATTCTTCTCTAGTTTCTTAGCGTTGTCAGGCTTGCCGTTGTCTGCGTCCAAGAACGTAATGGCATTATGTACAGACCTGAAGTTATTATCCTTGCCTGTATTGTATGTACCAAACATTTCACGAACGTCTTTACCAAGACCGTTTTCTTTACCGTACTTAACTAAGTCGTCAATCCTTGAATTAAACTCGGCACTAACAGGGTCATTTATCTGTTTATGAATAATTACCCCTTGGTTATCCACTGTACGTACACGACCTGCGGCATCTCGGCTGTCTGGCAACGTTTCTCGGAACCAAGGGCCGTAAGCCTGACTAATGCTGTTCGTTACCCACTTACCAAAGTCTTTATCATAAGACGACTTGGCGTTCAAACTATCGCCCTTCAAGATGTTACCTTCCAAGATACCTTTCTTCCCCGCAAGCCACGGCTGTATACCGTTGTTACTAAACGGAACGAGAGATTTTATGTTGTTGACGGCGTAGCTCTTTGCTTGGTACATATTGTCGCCCTCTTCGCCTTCGCCATTTAACCACGACTTTCCTGCAGTTACGAGGTTGTCAGTGCTACTTACGTAAGGCAAGCTATCTGAGATAGCCGCCATAGCCTCTTTAGCTGTCATTTTGCCCTGGGCAATCTTTACCGCTGTATATGCACCTGCGATTTCTGGTTCAATATTAGTTGCACGAATTGGGACATACTCATCTTTACCAACACGGATTAAGATACCGCGAGGTTGATTCGTCTTGTCGCCGTTGTTGTATATAATATTTCCTGAGCCGACCAATCCAGCAACAACACCCACAACCCCATAATCAACTGCAGTGTTTTTAATCAATGCGGCAAGGTTCTGAGGTCGCGTCCTGGTAACAGACAATACCTCATCAATAAGAGTTCTATTTGGAACCAACCTATATGCGGCGTTTATAGCAGTGTTAGTCGCCACACGAGCATATGGCAGAGCCGCCTCAGTCAAAGCTGCAGCAATACGTTGCTTAGGAGTACCACCAGTCTCAAAGCCTTGAACCAACTTCTGAGCCAACGTTTGCTGACGCTCAGCCAGTGCGTGCAACCTGTTACGTGCGGCGTCGCTACCTGTCGCCATCAATTCGTGCCATGCTCGGATAGCCTTGTCTGCTTGACGGCGGTTAGTCATAGCGTTATGAACACCGTTTAAGACGTTGACTAACGCCTCAGTGTCTGCGTCCATCATTCGAGAGAAGTTCACGATTTCTTGACGAGTAGGATTTTTGCCTGCCATTTTCAGGGACGCTTCTGCCAACGCCTCACGTATTGGAGCCTTACCCAGATTAGAAGTACCAGTAACTGGCACCATAGCCGTTTCAAGCGTATTGCCTACGAATCCTTTAGCACCGTCAGTTACAGACACAGGTCTGAAGTTTTTCCAGTTATCAACCGCTGAGTACAATGCCGACCCATAGACATTACCACCATTCTTCAAAGCTCGAGCTGAACGAATAGGGTTCTTAGCGAATGTTTCCGCAGTACCCATAATGTCTTGGAGCAAGTTACGTTCTATACCTGGAGCACTTACAAGCTGGTTAGCGTTCTTCATACTAACTAAGTTCTCTGTAACATATGCGGCTTTATGACCAAGCGATTGACGACTGTCAGCCAAACGGTTCATTGTGTTTAACTCTGTAGCTATCGCCCCCTTCTGACGCTCAAGTGATGACCATTCCTTAGTTAGCCCTGACGCGTCTGCTAAATTGTCGTTCCTAACCAGTTTTCGGTGTTCCTTTTGGATTTGGTTCTGACGGTCAATGATTTTCTCCATTTCAGCATACTTTTCCGAGTACCGCTTTTTCATCTTGTCGCTTAATTTAGCTTCTCCTAATATGTCCCCGATTGGCAACTCAGCATCGCGTGATAAGCCTGACGCTTGAGCTAGTGCCTTCTTAAAGTCCGTTGGAGCCGCCGAACCAGTTACGGCACGTTTTGCAAGCTCTTTCATACCGATACCGCTACCGCTACCGCTACCGCTACTCTGCTCAGGAACCATTCCATCTGGAAGAGATTTTGTAGGAACTGCTTTTTCAGCCTGATTTAATTTAGCGTTTATCAATGCTTCTTCGGCTTGAGTTGAGCCCGCTTTTGCCTCCCTAAGAGCACGCTTTTGAACAGATGTTAGAGGCTTAAGGTCTTTACCTAATATGTCCTTAACCACCTCTTTATTTTGTCCTGGAATCTGTAGTTTGATTGGACTTTCATTCTGCCCTGGGATTTGTAACTTAACAGGACTTTCATTTTGTCCTGGAATCTGTAGTGGCTTCTCTTCTTTCAAACTTGGAGCACCTTCCAAAAGTTTATCCAAGTCCTCTTTAGCTTTCACGGAACCGACCTGAGAATTGCCAGGCAAATTGGCTCTCTCTGCCGAAGTTGGCTGTGGAAGGTCTTCTCGTAAGCCCTGGGGTGCGTTAGAGCCTCGGTCCTGTACAGAAGGTATCTGTTGTGTCTGTGGCTCTGAAATACGCTCTGGAACACGCTCTGAGATACGTCCCTCAACGTCCACCTTGCCTTCAACTGAGTTAGTTGGTAGCCCCTCTGTTTTTTCTTTCAAGATTTTATCAAACGAACTGACGTTAGGGTCGCTATCAACCCTTGTAGATATATCGTCCGCCTTTTTCGTAAGTGAACCAGGAAGTTCAGACTTCGCACCTACTGATATGTCATCCGCCAATTCTTTAGTGAATCCATTCCTGACGCGAGATACGCCCCGACCCACAAGGTTAGAACCGAGCCCCAGACCAAACTGAGATGTACCAGCTAATGTAGCGTCCCCTACACCAGATTGAATAGCTGTTCCAAGGTCGCCAGTATTTCCGTAAGTACGACCAGTAGTAGCTACGCCAGTCAACACACCGTTCATACCTGCTTCTTTCCCTGCCTGGATTAAGACAGGTCGAAGCTCTGCAAGCCTACCAGCGTTTTTTACTACAGAAGCTCCTTTAGCTATGTTTCCAGCTGGGTTGATAAACTGAGTAGCGTCCAAGCCGACCTGCAAACCTTGACCACCAACTGTAGAGAAATCACGAGCCGTTCCTTGACCTGCCGCAATACGACCTGCCGCCTCGTCAGCACCTGAAACACCAACCAAATTATTGCCAGCGATATCTTTGATATCGTGGATTTTCTTTC